CCTTTCTTACCATCTTTTGATTTGGACTTACCAAACCAATCACGAAGGCCCTCTTCACTTACGGTTCCACCGTTTCCATTACCATTTCCGTTGCCGTTGCCATTACCGTTACCATTTTTCTTGGTATCGGTTTCCGAATCATCATCTACCGTGTGACCATTTTCTTTACGAAGCATTCCAGCACGACCCACTACCTTAAATCCTGCAGGAATTGGTTTACATTTTTTATCTGTGTAGCAGTAGTAATACCCTGCTTTACACTTACCGTTCTTTTCTTCGTTCATTTCTTTGGTCTTTTTCTTCATAGTGTTAATGTACTTTCTAAAGACTGCTGCTTCAGAAGTTTTTCCCATTTCCCTTGCTCTCTGTTCCATGGCAACTGCTGCCTGAATCTTATGAGCATGAGAACGGCTTGAATTACGGATCTTTGTTACCGATGCTTTTGCAGTGGCAACGTCCTTAAACCCAAGACCATGAATAGTGCCTTTTGGATTTTCATCCGTGTAAAGGTCAGAGTGTTTCTTAGAATTTGCTGGTTGACCAGGTTTTCTAGGAATACGAGGATTGTTCTCCTCTTCGACTTTCTTCTTTTTACCTTGACAATGAGCCCTCTGAGAGAACCCTTTTGGGTTATCACAGTTGATTGACTTTTTGTATTTGTCAGACCAACCTGGCATAAGATAAAGAAAGTCTCTTATTATTTATCAGAGACCGACTGCTGTGTATGTATCCAATTCGAATGCTAATGACTTCCACTCAGAACCAAGATACATCTGTACTTTGTTCTCGGTTGTGTTAAAGATCAATGCACCTTGAGTTACAGTCAATGCATCTCTTTCTGATGTTGTGAGTGTTGGTGGATAGAACTGATCTGATGCTGTGATAATTCCTGAAACAGTGGTATTTGAGGATACATTGGAAGTACTTGCAGCACCAGCAGAGATTCCAGTAAGATTGGAACCGTCACCATAATATGTAGTTGCTTCAATAGAAGTTACACTAGTAACAACACCAAGAGTTGTAGTACCAGTTACATCTAATGTTCCAGCAACTGTAAGGTTTGTTCCATTTAAAAGTTGTAGACTATCACTTCTCCATCTACCCGTGATTGTTTGTGAACCTGCTTTGATATGTGCAAACTCTATGATACCGTCTTCGGTTCCGTTACTAGCATCTAAGATCTTGCCAGTAATCTTTGCATAGTTTCTTTCTACACCAGTGTCACTTTCACCAGCGAATTTAATCTGACCCAGATAATCTGCATCGGCAGGAGATGCACTATTCCTGTATAATTTAAATTCTGGTGCTGCAGAACTTCCAGCATCTGTTGATACAATGGTAACGTTGGATGTGATATCGCCACTTAAATTTACATTACCAGATAATGTTGATACTCCTGTAACTTCTAATTGCTGTGTTTCTGTAGTTCCATATACAGAAACACCATATCCAAGAGTTTCTAATTTCTTTCCACCCGTATCACCAGGATGCGCAAAATGAAGTTCTGTAGAATTTTGTGCATTACAATAGATATTAGTATAGGACTGGTGTGCGTCTATTCGTATATCATTTGTAGATGCAGTTCCACCCTCAATTATGAATATATCAGACCCAGTATATTTAATCTTACCATTACCACTGGTAGGAGATATATTAACTTGACCAACGAACGTAGAAACACCAGAAACATTAAGATCATCTAACTCAGTGTGTCCATCTACGTCAATATTACCGTTAAAGTCTGCATTACCAGCAAAGGTTGATAATCCAGTTACATTCAACCGAGTTGAATTTATATCTGAAACAGTAATTATACTGTTTTCGGTAGATAATGTTAAAGTAGGATCTCGCTCAGTGAACCCTGATTCGATACTACTCTGCTCACTATCTTGTGTCGTATTAAAATCGACATTTTCTCTTTGAGCGTTTGATCTTGGAATAATAATCGCTTCAACATTCACACCACCGTAAAGATTTGAGGAATGAATATATTCAAAGGCAAGGATAAATCCCGCTGTAGCAGTTTCTTTAGTCCAAAGTTTTGGTTCAATAAATTGAACACCATTATGCTCTTCCGAGTAATTAACAGTATAACTTAAATTTGGTAATGTATTGCTTCTTAATCCCCCAGAAAAAGTTACTATCTGATAATTACTTGCACTCGTAGCAGTGAGTCTAATAATAAACGTATAATTCTGACTATTTCCATCTGGTGTAATAGTTGCAATTTTTTGATATTCACCCTGGGTAAAATAGGATCCACTTGCACCACCAGTATACAGTTGTACAAAGTTTTGTTGTGTTGCGTTTGCAAACCTTTGCTGACCAAGTGTAGAAATACCCGTTACACTTATATTACCGTCATAACTAATGGCTGATGATCCATAGTTTTCAGTCCATGGATTTATGGTACTTACAGTGGTAGCAATACCTACACCACTGGTGTCCCGTCTTGTAAATAACTTTCCATCGTAAGTATTAAGAGCTAACTCGCCTAACTCTAAACTTCCGAGCGAAGGGCGTTTCGAAGCGACAGCCGATCGCTTAAACTTAATCTTTGGACTTGCCATTATGTTATACGGTATATACCTTTAAATCTGTTATATAACAGACAAAGTTATTTATTACCAGGTACCACCATCATTGTCTTCAACATGTGTTGAGTCCTCAACTACCTTTGTAGCTCTTTTTCTTGATGGTTTTGCTGGAGCTATTCTTGACAGTTGATCTTTATATTCCTGATTATCTTTTGATAATGCAGTGATCTGTTCGTTTTGTTTTGATATAATTTCGTTTTGATATTGAATCTTTGATTCTAAAACAATATTCTGTGTGAAATAATCCTGCACTTTCTTTTGTAATGTATTCAGATAGTAATTCAACTCATTGGTATCCATAAAAAAAGAGGGGTATCATCCCCTCTATTTATTGAGTTTTTCGAAATTTATTATGAGAATGATCCACCATCTACTGTGATGTTCTCAAGATTTCTTGTAGATCCAGTACATGAGATAACTTGAGATTGACCAGCACAGTCATTAATCCAAAGACCTTTTGCTTCAATATCTGCCCATGCATTAACTGCAGTAACTGAGTCACCAGCACCAACTGCAGTGATAGAAATATCGGTTGCAAAACCGATTCTCATATCACCACCATTTTGTACCTTAGCAAATACTGATGCAATCTTGGCATTTGCAGAACTTACACCAACATGGTTATAGTACATAGCCACACCAGGCTTGTACGTAGTGACTGAGGCAGGTGGTTGAAGTGTTCCATCAGCGAGTCTTTGAAGACCAAGTTCGATGATTGGTGATACGACTCTCAGATCTTCTACGTCAATATTGGTGACAGAACCACCTACTGACAGATTACCAGTAATCGTAACATTACCACCAAATTCACCATTACCACTCAGGTCAAGAGTGACACCCTTGAAAGTATTTGCTGTTGCAATACCAGAAAGATTTGCTGAATCACCTTCCAGTCTGTCAATAAAACCTTGATCCCAATTGAGAGCAGAACTTCCAAGGTCTCTTGCACCATTTGAGGAAGGAACAAAGTTTGAATCAACTCTTGCTGTAACGGTAAGAGTATCTGCAGTCGCATTACCAATATCAGTATTACCCTGGAAAACTGCATTCCCTGCAGCAGTGAATGTTCCCTGAACTTCGTGATCTGTAGAGGTTGTGACTTTACCAGTCGAGTCTGCAATGGTCTGAGCAGCAGTTCCATCAGATGCTCTCAGAGCACCTACATCAACCGTAGGAACATTCAGTTCGGTTGCAATGTTGACTGTATTGGGAAGACCAATCGTAACAGTGTTATCTGAAACTGAGGTATCGACTTCGTTAGAAGTTCCTTGAATAGTAAGAGTAGTTCCAGTGGTAACAATACCCGAACCAGAATCACCAGCAACAGCAAAGGTAACTGCAACACCAGCAACCTCAGTGTCTACGTATGCCTTAACCGACTGTTGAGTTGGAAGTTTTGTTGCACTGTTTGAAGACATATTGTCTTCATCTACAAATCCATCAACCTGGACACCTGCACCATCAAATTCAATGTAACCAGTGAGTTCTGCATTTGTACCTTTGAAGGTGTCTGCAGTGGCAATACCTGTAATTACGACACCACTACTTGCTGCAGTGACCACACCAGCTAAACTTGCGGTACCCGCTACTGTTAAAAGATTAGTACCTGGATTATATTTAATACCTGCATCAGTTCTTACAGTTTCTGCAGTAGCAGATAAATTGTCATCAGCGACAAATGTAAGGAATTGATCTGCATCAGTACTATTTCTAATAGTTTTGACTTGATCTGAAGTATCAGAATTACCAGTTACATCACCAACAAAACTAGTTGCTGTCAGAGCTCCAGTTGAAGAATTGAAAGTTAAGTTACTTCCAGTCTTGGGTGCCTGATTTCCTGTTGCTGTTGTAGCAAATATGGGGAAACACGTTGTATCAGAACTCTCATCAGCAAGATTGATATTATTTGCGTTGGTTGCCGTGGTCGCTGATGTTGCTGATGTTGCCGAAGTGGCAGTATCTGCATTACCAGTCAAGTCACCAACAAAACTTGATGCCGTAAGTGCTCCAGATGAAGAATTGAAAGTTAAGTTACTTCCAGTCTTAGGACCTTGATCTCCTGTCGCAGCTGTGGTGAATACAGGAAAACAAGTTGTGTCAGAACTTTCGTCAGCAACTGTGATATTGGTTGCAGTTGTAGCTGAGTCTGCATTACCAGTAACATCACCAGTCAATGCACCACTAAAAGTTGTTGCACTTAAAGTTCCATTAGATGAGTTATATGTTAAAGAACTTGAGTCCGTCTTAGGTGCTCTATCACCTGTTGCAGTTGTGGTGAATACAGGGAAACAAGTTGTATCAGAACTCTCATCAGCAACTGTAATGTTGGTTGCGGTTGTTGCTGTATCAGCAT